GGCAAAAAGAGCTGGAGCGCGTGAGCGGCGTTGATCAGACTACGATCTCGGCCTGGCTCAAGCGCGCCAAGAACCCGAAGTTTCAAACTGTCAAGAAGATCGCCGACGCTACCGGTTTCTGCGCAGAGTGGTTATATCTTGGCAGCGGGCCTAAGCACCCCGAGGACCAGTCCCCATCAGGCGCAAATCAAACATCGCTCGATCTTGAGCTGCTGGCCCAGATAATTGAGCACGTCGAGAGTGCCTTGAGTCTTCGCGGCGACCAGTACCGCATGAGGTCTCGCGACAAGGCTCGAGTGGTGGCCATCGCGTATGACTTCTATCGGCAACCTGGCAGAGGTGAGATTCGGCGCGCGAAGATTCTTGATTTTCTCCGACGGATGGCGCCCTGATGGTTATGACCGCCAGCGCAACACCAGCAAGCAAGTCGCAAAAAAAGTGTGGACTTTAATCGCCCGCCAGCTAAGATTATTGAAGGGGGGAAACTAAGAGTTAATGCAAGATAACAATGAGTTGTCTAAGTCCAAGTCGCTGAGCTTCGAACGGTTCCGGAGCGCCAGACCTGTTGACAGCAAACTGCGGGTACCGCAGATCACTATCCGGGGTGATAATAATTTGATCAACTTTGGCACGAGCGGCGTCGTAAGAGTCAACGCCGGGGGAGCGGTTGATTCCGGGGTACAGCCGGCTCGTAATGCGCAGTGGCCGCAGCAGATTCTTGACGCGATCCGGCTCAAAGCGGCTAAGACCCGGCGTTCGAATGACGAAGTGTGCGAGCTCGCTGCGCGCGTGCTCGGACGCGCGGTAGTAACACTCGAGAGACTCAGCGCGCGAGAGTTAGCACGGGTTTATGAAGCCGTTTGCATAAGCGATCGGAAGGTCTGATTTTCATCGATCCGCTGCTTCGGCATCACAATACCAACGGCCGCGTATCAAGGTGGCAGAGTCGGCGATATACTGCAGGCGATCGCAGTGAGTATGATCCTTCAAAGCTGTAACAGCTTAAAATCGGCGTTCCTCATTTGATATCTGTTCAATCTAGGTGCTGATTACACTAGTCGGCGCCAGCTCCGATTCAGCACATGCATCCGACAGCACAGGGGGTGACAGTGTCACCCCTATCGTTTGGCCAGCCAAGCCATCAGGATTGATTCCGATGAGAGCGCGTGCAAGTGATCGAGCCATAGGTACTCCCTCCACAAGTATTTTTGCATTCCATAGGCATTGGCAATCGTCACGCCCGCCATGCCCCTTATCAGTTGCCGAACCGGTTCGCCCCTCAATTCGGATTATGCCAGGCATCCTACAATTAGCAGTAGTGCAGACGCAGACAATGCAATCGCTCGCTTCGGTCAGACTTTCTTTGAATCGATAGCAAAGGCCAAGGTTGCTTGGTCGCACTTTTTGAGCGCGGCGAAGCGCCTTGAAGTTAAAATTAGCGACAAGACCATGCCAGAGCCCAATTTTAAAGCGCCCTCCAGCGGCTACAAGAAATCCAGCGCAGAAGCACCGGCTTCAGCCGGTGCCACTATCGCCCCATTCGCGATCGCAATTTCCTCTAACGACGCTCCCGAATGGATTGAGCTTATCCCGGCCGGCAAATTCGCCGCGGTTGACGGGCGCGGTCCATTCGAGAATGCCAACCCTGACTCGATTGTCGCTGCCAGTATCGAGCGCATGCCACAAGTCGGGCTGGTGCTGGATTACGATCACAGCACAGATCTGGCGGCGCCTGAAGGCAGGCCGGCGCCGGCGGCTGGCTGGCTCAAGCAATTCAAAGTCGAACGCGGCGCAATCCTTGCCCGTATCGAGTGGACAGCCGAGGCGGCCGAGGCGATCAAAGCTAAGAAGTGGCGCTATGTATCTCCGGTATTCGAGCATGCCAAAGACGGCAAGGTCGAACGTATCTTACGCGCGGCCCTGACGAATAATCCCGCACTTATCAATTTGCCCGCGATTGCGAGCGCTCAAAAGACTATAGACCCTTATGAGGCGTCAACAATGGCACGTGAAGAAATGTCGCTGTCCGAAATGGCGAAGCACTTCCCCGCGAAGGAGGGTGAGAGCGCTTTGTCGCATGGCAAGCGTTTGATGCGTCACCTCGAAGCTGAATCGTCTGATGACCATGCAGAGCCAGACGGCGACGAACCTTCTGCAGAACCAGGAGCATCGCCAGCCGAGAGCGTGGAATCTGAAGAGGAAATGACTGCGCGGCACGCCGACGAAATGGCCAAGTGCTCCGACGATGAGATGCGCTCCAAATGTGCTGCCCGTCACGCTGCAGAAAAAGACGCCTATGCGCGACGCATGGCTAAGAAAGAGGAGGCCGCGCGGACGAGCGCACAGCCTAAGCCTAAACAAATAGATATCAACGCCCTGGTGGCCAAGCATCCAATGGTGGTCAAGATGGCGAGCGACCTTAACCAGCTCCGGCTTGATCAGGCGCGCAAAACTGCAGTCAACGCAGTGGACGCCGCGATCCGGGAGGGGCGGCTGATTCCTTCGCAGCGCGACTGGGCAATCGAGTATTGCAGTGGCGATCCGCACGGCTTCGAGAAATTCATTGGCGCCCAGCCGAAGATTCTGCAGAACGGAGCTGACGGCACTTTTACCGCGCGCATTGGCGAACCGCCGCAGGGCGCTAACTCGCTGTCACAGAAGGAAGTTGAGATATTCGCCAACCTTGGGTTGGAAAGCAAAGAGCAACTCGAAAAGTGCGCAGCGGTCAAAGAAGCCTGGACGCTCAAGTTCCCGCGTCCGCGCCTGATGCTGGACGATTCGAACGCTGGCCGCAATGACGGCGGTCCAGCTCAGTGAAGATTGTCAAATTCGGCAATGCGGCCATCAATCCTGACGGCTCGATAACCGTCACTGTAACGGTGGGCCCGGACAATTCAATCGAAGCAACGTTCCTGGGCTTCGTGGCTGCGACTATCCAAAATACTAACGGCTCAACTGTCGATCCGCTCACTGCGATTATCGGGGAATTCAAAGCACTTAATATTCAGGTTCCGGCGTAAGAGGAGCACATGGCATCATTATCTGCATCGAGAAACACCCCCGAGTGGACCGGCAGCCAGCGTTATCATATGGGGCTCGTCGGCGTTGAGGCTTCAACCTCGATTTATGTTGGCGGCATGGTCGCGGTTGACGCCAACGGCTATGCGGTCCCGGCTCAGCCGATGAGCGGCACTGGCGCGCTGCGCAAGCTTCATATTGTTGGCATCTGTGAATATGTGTATGCCGGTGGCCCTATAGCTCCGGGCTTGAATGCGCTCAATCAGACCGGCAACGGCGCGCTCTTTCCAGCGGCGACTGGAACGCTTGGCACTGCCGGCGCAATCTCGGTTGGTGTCGCTACCGGCATCTTCGGCATGGACGTGGATAGCACTGTGTCATCGGCCAATGTCGGGGAGATGGTATTCGCGCTTGATGATCATACTGTGTCGCTGGGGACCCTGGTCCCGAATACCACATCAATCACAGTGCCGGCGTCGGCGCCGCTGATTAACGTGCTCAAGCCTTATATCACGCCGGGTACGTTTGACGCTTATAGCGCGACTGGCGGCGGCGGGACCCATTATATTGAAGGGACTGACTTCGCCGTTGATTACCAGGGCGGGCTATTTATGGCCCTGGCCGGCGGCGCAATTTCAGGCGGCGGCACAGTATATGTGACCTATTACAGTGCAGTAGCCAAGGTACCTGCGGGCAAGTTGATAGCGATGGATGCGGGGCTGGCGTTCGTGAATTTTATGCCGCAGGCGTTTGGAGTGAATTGACTCCTCCCCTGCCCTTCCCCCTGAAGGGAGAGAGGTAAAGAGGATTTACGCGGAGCGATTAGAGCAATGAATTGGGAAAATCTCATAACTGTTGTAGGTGGTGCGTTGCTGACGGTAGCGCCGCAGGTAATCAGTGTTTTGCCGGCACCGTACAAGGATATAGCGAGCGCGGTAATCGCTGCGGCTGTTTCGATGTGGCATTTGTATACTCCGGTTCCGAGTGGGAAGTAACACGAGCATGGAAATCTCTGCGAATAATCTCAGCGTTCTTTTCACTGGCTTTGATACGATTTTCCAAAGGGGCTTTGAAATGGCCCCGTCGTATTACGAGCGGATTTGCAGCATTGTGCCATCTTCGACTAGTCAGACGATTTATCCCTGGCTGGGCCGGACTACCGGGTTCCGCGAATGGGTTGGAGATCGCGTACTGCAGGCGCTGGAAGCCCATGCCTATACAATCGTCAACAAGACTTTCGAGGATACGGTTGGTATCGAGCGCGAGCGAATTGAAGATGACCAGTATGGCGTGTATACGCCGGTGATCGAGCAGCTCGGCTGGGATGCGAAGACCCACCCTGACCAGCTTATTTTCGGGATGATGAAGGCGGCAGTTACTGGTTCTCCAGTGACTATCGGCAAAATCACTATCCCGGTGCCGATTTGCTATGACGGCAATAATCTTTACTATGCCTCGCATCCGGCGGGACCGCTAGGTGAATCGAGCGCGTCTTTCCAGACTACCTTCAGCAATCTCAATTCAAGCGGGAGCGGCGCTTATTGGTTCCTGGTAGACGCGGCGCGGCCGATTAAGCCGTTCATTTTCCAGAAGCGGCGCGAATACGCTGTTACCCGGATGAACACGGCGACAGACGAGGCAGTGTTTTCGCAGCGCTTGTTTCGTTACGGGGTAGACGTGCGCTGCAATGCGGGCGTCGGGTTGTGGCAGTTGACCTATGCCAGCAATACCGATTTGTCGAATCCGGGGAATTATGCCGCGGCGGTAGCAGCGTTACGCCAGATCAAGAGCGATGCGGGCGTGCCGTTTGGCGCGTGGAACGGGCCGCCGACTACGCGGTTTCTGGTGGTGCCTCCGTCGCTTGAGGAAATAGGGCGGCAGCTCTTACATGCGACCTTCGGCGCGGGCAGCATCGGCGGCGCGGTGAGCACGATCCCTATTGCGAACATCTACTTAAACGATGCCACTCTCATTGTCTCTGAGTGGTTGTCGTAAGAACCTCTCCCCTGCCCTCTCCCTAAGGGAGAGGGTAAGAGGCTCTGGCTGAGTGCTGAAAGCTAACAATGAGCTACGCCGCCATCAGCGACATAGAATCCCGGTATCCGCCTCGCGATCTTATTCAGTTGACGAATGAGGTGGTGCCGCTGATTCTGACGTTTAGCGGCAATCCTGGCACGATACAGTTGCCGTTCGGCAATCTCTCGGCTCTGCTCTATGTGCAGAGCGCGCTTAGCAATCCAGTCACTTATGTTCTTGGGACTGACTACTCGGTGGATAGTACAGCAGGGATAATCACCCGGATCGGAACCGGGAGCGTCGCAGCCGGGGCGACGGTATATGTCAGCGCGGATAATACCGGCTATTTGCAGACTTTTCTTAACGACGCTTCGAACGAGATTGACACATATCTGGAGTCGCGGTTCGCGCTGCCGCTGAGCGATCCGCCGTCGGTGCTGGTGCAGTTCTGCTGCAAGATTGCGATGTACCATTTGCAGGGACTGCGGCCGATTCGTGACCTGGCCTATGCGAAAGAGCAGTACGAGCAGGTGATTAACCAGCTTGAAGCGGTGCGGGATCGTTCATTGACGTTAGGCTTGTCGGGCGACGGACAGGAACCGGCGGATCCGGCTTCGCCGGCGGTGGTGACGGTGCAGAATTTTGGCAATGACCCGGCATTGCCGCAGCGGATTTTTTCACGGGGAACGCTGAAGGGGTTCTGATGGAAATCTGCAAGTGTAACCATGCGAAGCGCGATCACAATCAAAAGATCTGTCTTATGGCAGGATGTCCTTGTGTCCGCTTTGAGCCTCAGCAACCAGCGCAATCCGAAACAATGGTGGAGCAGGAATACGGGATTCCCTGGTATGGGAGTTTTGTCGTCTGATGTATGACAAATCAGCCATATGCGCACGTAAAACGCATCATGCCTGCCGCGGGCGTTACAATCGCGCGGGGCATCGGTGGGAGTGCAAATGCAGTTGTCATCTATTGCCTCGTGATATTCGCCGAGATTTCAGCGCCATGGTGATCGAAGAATTAATCAGCGAAGAGAGAAGAAATTTCCCTCTCACTTCAAATCATGGGCGTATTCCTCGATAGTCCCTGGACCGGGCAGACCTTCAGCCCGCCGACGGCGCTGGATATCGTCACGATTGAGGCGGCGATCGTGGCGCAGCTTCAGGCGGCTATCGGCAACGTAATTGAGGTCACTCACTTCCCGGATCGACCAGAAAATTATGAGATGCGCCATCGGGTAGGCGTGGCGATGGTGATGTATACCGGCAGCGAGTATGGCCGGCTGTTCGATACTGGCTATGTCGCCCAGGAACGGACGATGCAGTTCTCAGTTGGGATTCGCATCCGCGACCTGGGATGGGCTTTTGGCGGGCCGCCGTCGGGCACTTCGCCTGGCGCTTACCAGATAATTGAAGGGACGCGGACGGCGCTGACCGGCTTTCAGCCGAATACCGGCTGCACCAAAATGCATCCGAACCGCGAGCGCTTTATTGAGCGCGACCGCGATGGCGGCATGTGGGTTTACGAGATGGATTTTGTGACCCGCACAGTTGCGGTAGAGGCTTATCAGCCGCCGAATTATCCGCTGTTTACGCATGGCACGGCGCTGGAAGAGAAGGGACAAACGACAAGCCAGGTACAGATTGCTTTTTTCACCTTCTCGGGGACGCCGGGAACGATCACTTTGGGGCAGGGCAATATTTCGGCGGTGATTGTTAAGAGCCAGAATCTTGCGGCTACTTATTTGCTTGGAACTGACTATACAATTGATACTGTCAATGGTATAGTTACACGCATCGCTACTGGCTCGATTCCAGCAAATGCGACGGTGGCAATTTCTTACGGCTACAGCGATATCGTGACGGCGTTGGCAAGCGGGGGCGCGGCGCCGCTTAATCCGAATAATTGACACGAGCGCAATGGCGCGAGTGTCATCCTGAGCAAAGCGAAGGATCTACGCGGAGAGATTGAGAGAGGGGCAATGGACATAACTAAGAACGGCAATGCGCCGCAGCCGGCGATGGTGACGACGAGTTGGGTACGGGACGAATTCGCCAATGGGCGGCGGCGTTTTAAGCTTTATGTGATGCATACGCCGGTAGTACAGGCGGCAGCGCTGCATACACAGATAGACGCCTCGCATCCGCGCATCGCGGGGCCGCCGACAGTGATTGGCGAAGCGACGATCGAAGTGCCGAATCTGGAAGTAGCGCGGATGCTTCATGCCGCGATCGGGGAAATGTTGAGTAAGCAGGGACCGGAAATACTCACTGTGAAAGCGGCGCCATGATTGAGACGCAGTACGAACGACGTATATCCGAGCTGGAACGCCAGCTAAGCGAAGCGTGCGCGGCGGCGCAGGGCTATCGTCTGGCGCTGGAAGAAGCCCAGCGGCAGATTGCGGAGCTGACTCGCTTGCATGGCTGCGAACAGGCGCCCGCGACAAAACGGAGGGGATAATGGACGAAGAATTTGAAAGCATAGATGAACCGCAGGGAACGCGGCTCATGAGCGTGCTTTA